TGAAGACGAGGAAACAGAAAAACAACAAAAGAAACGCACCAAAGGCAAGTTTCGGTCGATTTATTATCACGGAGAAAACATTGGTACAATCGTTCAATGTGAGTTTCGTACCGACTGTTGTCAATCCATTGGTGATAGGTCAAAGAAGTTGCCTGGTGTTGATGAAAGATATATGGTGGTCGAATGAATAAATTAATGGGATTCTTTTGTTCGAATGTTGACGAATTAGCCACAATACATGAGTTTGACAACCGCATGTCTTTCGAAGAGTTTAATCAAAACCGAATTTCAAAGAAGATAATTCGCAAGTTAAAGCGTTATAGAGAATTCGATTATGAACGCTCACCAGAAGACATATTGATTGAACAAGAAGAATTGGCTGAAATGACATACGCATTTTTACAACTACAGAATAAGCTGGGGTCAGCAAACATGAGTCGCTTATTGATGCGTTATGGACAAAAGATGAAAGTCAAAGATATTGCCATACAGTTTGGCGAATACAAGATGATGACCTCAAGACGTCTCAAGAAGGCATACAAGATGGCTAAAGAAATCATCGAGAGATTAATTGATGAAGGTATTCTTGACAAAGAAGTCTTATACCAAGACGTTCGATATTATGAAGCTAAAACACCAACCATTAAAGTTAATTATCCATTTGATTCTGCACGAGAGACATTTAAACGTATGTATAAGTACGCAGGCGAGCAACGTCCGATGACAACTTGTAAAGCCATTGAATATCTTGATGAGTCATTCGGTGACAACAACACTATTTGTAATTTCTGCGGAAACCAATGCTCTCGCAAGAAAACCATGGAGGAACGTACTTGAATATTGCTGAACAATCATTTAATCTAAATAAGTTAGATGTGCGTGTGGAAACAGACAGAGCGTTTATTGCTGATGTGTCAGATATCCACGTTGGTAACATCTATCACAATCGAACGAAATTTGAAGACTTTATTTCTAAAGTCAAATCTATTGATAATCTGTATTTGGTTATCGGTGGTGATTCTACTGATAATGCCACCACGTCATCCGCATCATCTGTGTTTGAGCAATCAGAACACGGTGGAGACCAAGTGTTGACGGCATATAAATTGCTTGAACCATTGAAAGACCGCATCTTGTTTTGCCGAAGTGGCAACCATGGATATGAACGTGCGTTAAAACACAATCGTTTAATTCCAGAGCAGATGTTGGCTGAGTTGCTCGGTGTGCCGTTTTACCATGGCATGGCTTCGGTATTCTTTAATGTCAACAAAAATCTGTATGTCATTGGTACTTGGTATAATTCAAAGAAACCAGATAAAATGGAATGGTTGCATACCGATGTTACATTTTACGAGCATCTACATAAGACCACCTATGAACGAACACTCGTGGCAGACCCAAATCGCATTGCCAAATGTTGGTCTTTGATTGAGCATTACGATGTACAAACTGGTTCATTCTTGGGTTGGGGCGGTTATTCTGCTGATAATGGTTATCGTCCAAACGATAGTGGAACATCTGTGGTTGAATTCTCTGGTGAACGCAATAAGAAGTCAATTCGAGTACACGATAGTATTGACCGTCTGTTGGAACTAGAGGAGTTGCGAAAGCGTGTATCGGATGGCAACAAATAAGAAGACAATCAAACGTAAACGCAAGCCATCAATACCCAAGACCCCACTACAAGCGATACACAAGAAGTGTCGTGAGTGTTGTTGTGGAACGCTTGAGGAAGTTCGTTTGTGTGAAATCACGGAATGTGCCTTATGGCATTACCGATTGGCGGAAGATTAATTTCTTCCGTCTTTTTTTTATTTATGTTGTTGACATATGTTTTGTACTGTGGTATTCTATATGTAATAAATCTATTATTCACTACAGGAGGACATATGTTACAATCTAAATATTTAACACAAGATGGCATTACAGGATTTTTACAAATGATTTATGACCGAGGGTATAACTTTGTGTTTTATAACCCAGATAGGGGTCAATATGTTTTGTCGGAAAAAGAACCTGTATTCCGTGAGAATACATTTTTAAGATGTGATGGCGACTACAAGTTTGCAAGCGATGTCCTTGGACATTTAAACGAAAGTGAAGTTTTACAGGTACTAGACCAAATAGCATCCATTGTGGAAGACGAAGATGGCGAATGGGTATATGGCCATGAATAACAACTGGGGTGGTGGTCGTAAGATACCACAAAAGCGTGAGTATTATTTGGAATATGGAGATGGCTTTGACGATATTTTAAACAAATGTAAATCCCTGTGTGGATGTTATAAGTGTGGCTCAAAGCCAATCCCAATTATTCAACATCAGCGGTCAAAAGATGAACATTGGATATACTTATGTTGCCCCAAGCACCCAAAGAACCGTACATACATTAATTTGGATTATAATGCCATGTTTACAGCATGGAACTTTTTACAACGACAGGAGAAATAATTATGGATAGAAAACTAAAAGAGCAATTAAAAATTTTTATTGACGTAACTGCATTTACGATTATGATTGGGTCTTTTTTACAAGTGTTTATCTTTGGTAATCAAGATTGGTTTGGAGCAATGGTTTTCTGCTTGGGTGTCGTATGTTTCATCCCATTGTTTGAATAACAGGAGGTCTCATGCAATTTCACACAGCATATGAACAATTGTTAAATGGTGCAGCCATTCGAAGATACCACTGGGGTGCAAACCAATATCTACGCATGAAAAATCATCAGTTATATATGTATGCCAATGGTACTCAACAAAGGGTTGACTGCATCAAGGCTTCTGCCATTGTGGCAACCGATTGGCAAACATGTGATGATATCTATAAAACAACACGAGTACCACAAGACGATTTACTACAGTATTTACAAGAGTTGAATAACTCGTTATAGACACAGGAGGACATATGAAAACATCAGTAAGAATCAATGGCGTGGTTCTTGAGAATTCTATTAAAAAGATTGAAGAATCTTCTGTATTGGTCGATAAGTTATTGGCGACATTTAATAATACAGCATTTACATCCGTTGAAGATGTTATGTTATATTTGTATAGACTCAAAGAAAATATGAGTACTAGACACCAGTGGAAACATAAAAAATTGCGTGATTTATTACGACAACAGAATATCCGTTTGTGTGACTTGTCAGACCTCACAGGCATTAATTCTGCCACGTTGTCTCTCAAGATGAATGGTCGTAAGTCATGGACTGAATCAGATAAGGATTCTATTTTGACCGCACTTGGGTTACAATATTCTAAGCAATTGGATAAAGAATTGTTTGAAACACAGGAGGGGTAATTATGGCTAAATTTATTAAGGGTGAATTAGCAGTAGATAGGCTTGATAGAGTCTTTGTTTTTATTAACAATTGCATAAAGGGATTTGATTGCGTTGTTTATAACCCCAGAACATCTAATTTTGAGATTAATAATAGTGCAACATTAAGACCATTAGATAAAATGTGTTCTCATAAATACTTTATTGACTTCGATAATATAGTAGTAGATTTACACAGTCAATATGACTATTTAATGTCTAGGGTCGTTAAAGACTCAACGAGTAATCACTAGGAGGAAAGCTGATGTTTAAATATGGAGATATAGTCGTAGAAGACACTTTAGAAAAATCGGCTCTAGGTAATAATCCGCTGATGTTTATTCAAGAAGTTCTGGTGGATAAAAATTATTGTATAGTCTATGATTTATTTTCAAATAGATTAAATTTTATGCCTGTAAAAGACTTAACACCTAGGGTGCAATTTACAGGACTACAACTATTGGAAATCAATACACAGTATATCAGGAATGATACTGTTCGTTGTCAACTAGAAGTATTTATGAATCAACAACAACAGATTGCTATGCAAAAATATGTATTTCTTAAAGGTATTATAGATAGAGGAGTCACATTAAATATAAATAATAAAAAATGGACTCCATCAGGTGTGTACTTTCAACCATATGGCATAGTATATTGGCAAGACATGATTATTTTTACAGGGTGGTCATCTATAGGGTATACCGATGATATACTGTTGTCAACACTATTGCCTAATAGCCGATATTTAACAAACCTTGTGGAGATAGACTAATGAGAACACAATACACAGTCCAATGGTCTAACAGCTTAACAAATGAGTTGCATACACACGGAACTTATGATACAATAGATTTAGCAATACAATCAATTAAAGATTGGTGGAAAGAAAATGATTACACACCAAAGTATATGCGTGTAATAGACCACGGAGACCATCTAATGATTGATTATGGGTTGCACTATTGCTTTTATTCCATTGTGAAAACAACAGATTGTGAAAACAACAGGAGGAACGAATGAATAAAGACCAAAGTCCATACCAACGAGTTCACGAAACGATGTCTACTATTGCAAAGGGCGTTGGGAAGAATACTGATGACATAACAGCAAACGATGAGTCCATAAAAGAGCTATGGGAAGCTCACAGAAATGCATTACATACGTTTGCAAAACTTGATGGCTTACTCGATAGTAACACTGAATTACATAAAATGCATACGCAACGTATGGATAATCATCAAGAACAGATTAAAGAATTACAACAAGATATTAAACATACAAAACGAGTACTATTGGTGTACGTATGGTTTATTGCCTTAGTAAATCTTGGGTTTTTGTTATATGGATTGTTTCAATAGAGGGTGCGTATGTATTATTTAGACAAGTTTAAAAAGCATGGGTGGAATTCTTTAGAGCCATATGAACAGAATATGTTGGTGGTCTCATGTTTTAGTGTTTATCCAATAGAAAAATTCTATAAAGATATTCTTGTTAACGAAGTGTTATACAAAAACTTTGGAACATATCATTTGATCCATCAGTCTGTATCCATAGGTTTTTATTCTAAGACACATAAAACTATATATCATAAGCCTGATACAGATACATATTGGATGATAACGTGGCAAGAAGATAAACTCAGCGGATATACTTATGAATTCGATTTGTATCAACTAGAGAGATATGCCGATGGTTTTAAAAGGATATAACATATGAAAAGTACATAGGATATAGACAAGGGTTATCAACCACCGTTTGACCGCTTGTGTGAACAGGTCGAACAACAACAGAAGACCATTCAGGAATTGACAGACCGATTGGATGCTTTGGAGATGGCAACTCATAAGAATTCCGACAGCATGGTTACTGCGGTGAAGACTGAATTGATGTTCTCTGGCTCTCTCAGCAGACTTAAACAAGATGTTGAGTATCTAAAGAAGACACAAGGAGCACCGCTCAAGGTATTCGATTGGCTGGTGATTTTTACTGTTGTTTCTATTGTGTTATGTTGGGTGATTATACCTGCGTTTGGTATTTGGTTTAAATAACAGGAGGAAACATATGAATTTAGACTTTGGCAATATTGTATTGTTCACAGATAAGGTATGGTTTGTAATTGCAATTGATGATGATACACAAGAATGTGACTTGATTGGCTTGTAGTTACAATCATTCCGTTTACTGCTAGTGATGGTCTCACGGCTTATACAGTCGTATTTGCAAGAGATGGGGGTGCTCATGAATAAAACAATGTATGAACTTGGTGATATTGTTCTTGTAAGGAATGAACCAGCTGTTGTAATAAATGTAGACAATACATATTCTAAATTGAGTGTTATTAAAGGCGGTCGTTTTTGTCAGTTTATTGACCAAGAAGATGTTAAATGGGTGTGTAAATCTGATTTCATCACTGTAGTGTCTGATATGGTCGATACTATATATAAATCTCATAAAGAACATGTCAAAGATAATACATTAGATATTATTGAAAAATTAAAATGGAATACATACAAAATTGGGAATATATCCTATTATGTAGAGGGAACACATCAAGAAGATGAAGCTGGTAATGTCTTCTTATTGGTTGATACTAGCGAGTCTAATGGTCAATGGGTTGATTTAAAAGAGTTCCTTGATGGTATTCTTGGACTTAAGTAATTGAGGAAGCCACAGGATATAATTTATGCGAGGAACAGGAGGATACATGCGAGTAGAACTACAGAATTATACACCGCTTACTACGAGTGCACACGCTATGGGTCAATGTTATGGCAAGACTGTAGATGAAAACGCATTAGTTCGTGCCGTTCGTAGTGGACATTTGTCTCTACTGGAGCACGTAATCGTTACGTTTGACATCGAAATGTCTCAAAAGTGTTTAGCTCAAATCACACGTCATAGACATTTGTCTTTTACGGTCAAGTCAACACGTGGTACAGACTTTGGCGATGCATCGTGGTTTGACAACACCACTCACCCTGAGATTTCAAACGACATGGGTAAGCTGATGAATAAGCTGGTGGAAAACCAAATTATTGAATACCGTCGTTTAATTCAATCAGGTGTTCCATATCAAGTTGCAGCATATGTATTACCATTGGCAACTAACGTAACAATGACCGTAAGTGGTAATCTAAGGGCATGGATGGAGTATTTGCCAAAGCGTCTTTGCAAACGAGCATCCACAGAACATCAACAGATTGCACGTTTGATTTTCGAACGCTTAAATTATTTGTATCCATCTATTGTCAATTTAGAAATGCTTGGGATGTGCATGGGATGCAAAGAGATTTCATGCGACTTCACATCTCACAAGAAACAAACAAAAGAACCAGTTGTATTAGACTTACAGGAGAAAACACATGAATAAATTAATGATTGGATTCGCAGCCTTATTAGCCGTTGTTTTAACCATTGGTGCGATTGTTACAAAAATTGTATGGATTGCCACATTTGGTGCATTTGTATTGGCATTAATTGGTCTCTTTGGTGTTACCATGAGTGTTGCTTGGGGATTACTGTGGTTTGCACTTAAGTTGACATTGGGCATGTTTATTCTGTTGGTCATTGGTAAAGTCGTTGGCGACAACATGAAAGCGTAAACATATGGATAACAAGTTATATACCATCAGTATGCACGGCAATTTTTCAATCGAGAAAGACTTTGTGGCACAGTCTAAAGAAGATGCATACTCTTTAGCAGAAGAATTTCTTGATGATTTATATCTAAGTAGTATGAATTTTGATGACGACTTTGACTCAGTTATTTATAGCACAGTAGATATTGTATCAGAAATACAGGAGGACTTATAATGCAAACATATGAAGTAGAAATTAGCGGTGAACTGTTGGGAACTGTTCTTGTCGAAGCAGAATCAGAAGAAGCTGCGGAACAGTATATCAATAGTCTACCTCACGATGTAAGTATTACAACTTTATTACAAATGGATTTAGATGCTGATGTTTCAAATATTGGTGTTGAATCCGTTGAGGAGTACTAATTATGGATGTAAAAATACCGTTTCAACCAGGTGATATCATTCAGCATAAAGACGGTGGTTGTGCCATTGTCAATCATGTAAATAAGTACTTATGCCTAGTCGGATGCTTCAATAGCACCACAGCATATACCCTCGGTGAAGGAGACTTTGAGATATGGCATAAGATTGGCACATATGACCTAACCAATATCGCATCCGCCATCAAACAAGCTCAAGATGAATACATTGACATACAAACTCAAGTTAATATGGCACTTCAAATCATGGGTCATACATATGCTCATGCAGGCGACTCACGCAGAACTTTAATTGGAGACACAATTTCTGTAAATAAAGAATTAAACAAAGTTTTTATTCAAGTGTATCCTGACATTGGAGACCCATATACGTCTGAGCCAGTATTAGATATTATTAAAAGATTTGATATAAAAATTTCAAAATAATTGTTGACACACCAAACCCCAGCTGATATAATGTAATCAACAGGTAGACAAAACACCTGTTAAACATTCGATGTCATTAGACATCATATGTTGTTAAACATTAGATTATCTGGGGTTTTTATTACAAACGACTGAAAGGAGTAGGAAAACATATGGAACTGCCAGAGAAAGAATATAGAAGATTCACTCGTAGTCTCAACAAAGGTCGAAAGTTACTAAAGGATATACAAAAGAAGAAGACTCTGACGGAAAACGACCGTAAAGACTTTTGGCAACGTCAGTCAGAATTATTAAAAGAACCAACTTGTGCATGGTATTGTGCAATGGTTCGAGACATTATTTTAAGAAAGAAGGATTAAATTATGTTATTTAAAATCAGTTTAGACACAAGTACACACTTTATTAGAAGTTTTTCTTTCGATGCACAGGCATCTAAGATTATTATTCTCGACAATGAACTTAGTGGTGTTTCTATTCCATTGAAAGTCTCTAAGAATGACCCTGTGTTGTTATCCAAGATGTTTAATACCATGACTCATCAACTAATGGAAGATGCCATTGACAGCAACAAAGGATACGTATACATTAATTTACGCACCTTTATCGAAAACTATGAAGGGGCACTTAGGAATACACCTGTGCGAAAACGCAGAGTATATGAGTTTTAGCGGAGGTGCAACATGGGTTCAAAACTACCAGAATTCTTACAGGGCAAATCATGTTTTGACGGTAGACCATCTCCGTCCGTATCAGAAGAATTTCTCAAAGAGTTTTATGCCAAAGAGAACGAACGCAAAAAACACATGAAGGTGTGTCCAGGGTGTGGTAAATGGTTTACACCAAAACGGTCAGACCAAGTGTATCACACAAACACGTGTAAACAGCAATACTTTAGCCGTTTATATCAACAACAAAAACAAGAGTTGATTGATGAAGAATTAATCGCAGGAGGGTGGATTTTATGACAGACAATCAAATTACACAAGAACAAATCATGCAAGCGACAATGGATTATTTCTTAACATATTACATTGACCGTATAGCAAACAACATGAATCTAAATAAACATCAAGTAAACAATCATGTTTTATTCCACCTTAGAAATTCCATGTACCAAGTACTGTTGGATGCCATTAAGACACATCAGTTGTCAATCGATGGTTTACAACAACAGATTGCCGAGTGGAAAACCATTCGTAAAATCAAAGATATCCCATTATTGTTACCAAATGCAGATATTAATGCATTGACAAAAGATGACTTACAAAATGTTCGTCAGCTGGTGCGTGAGTTAGACAATGCTGTGGTTTTATTTACAACAGACATAACCAAGGTATTAAACAAATGCGATTCATTAGTAGACAAACAAGAACCAATACAGGAGGTATAATATATGGGTGTAGAACAACTGTTAATTCAAATCGATATTCTCTTAGTAAGACTTGGGTATAATCTTTTTACTCAAGTTGGTAAATTTAATATCGTTATTCAACAAGATATTAATGACTGCTATGGAGACCCAATTTCAGACTCTAAGGTAGAAATTTTTATCGGAGAAAAAGAATTTTATTGCTATGACTATTTGTATGGCAAGTTAGATTATTACGACACCTCAGTATCAGACTACAAATTCCGTGAGCTAATGGTATTAAAAGACTTATTAGACGAAAGAGTAAAGCAAAGGAGTAAACAATAATAATGGAAACGCAAGATTTAAACGAAATCATAAAACAACAGAATGAAATCATTTCGGTAAAAGACTCTAAGATTGGTATCTTAGAAGAACGTATCGGTGAACTCAAGAAGAAAATCAGGGATTTATCCGATGAAGTCTTTTGTCTTGAGTACGAGAAAACAAATCCACAGAGTTATCATGATTTATTTGGTTGGGTTATGTTTGGTATTGCTGTGGTGGCAGTAATCACAATGGTGCTATCATGTCGATAAACAGTAATAAAGACTTTTGGGATACAATGTTTGATGCCTTATATAATACATCAGAACAAGATTGGAGTGACTTTGTGAAAGCATTTGACGAACAACATAAGAAAAACACAAATGTGATACAATGGTTTTCTAAAGGATATATCTTTAAGGGCAACCAAAGATTACCTATTGATGAAAAACTATTGGTTAATAAATACATTTGTTCTTATATGAAAGAGCAAACAGTGGATTCTAGTACAGGACATCTCATGTCTACGGAAGAATTACAAACATTGATTGACTTCATTAGTAAGCATCAAGCAGAATTTACGTACAACATGAATTCTCAAACCGCTGCACTTTATGTAGAATCCCTTGAGTGGCTTCAAGGAGCACTAGATTTTGCAAATGCTGGTTGTGAAGTTTATATCAAAATAGTACAGGAGGTAAACTAATGTACGTAACTAATGAAAAAGAGTGGTGTTGGACTACAGATTACACATGTGGTGAGCCACAGAATTCCATTGAAGATGCCATTAGAAACTTTTATGAAGACTACTGTGATAACTTGGATTGCCCAACGGTAGAAATCGGTCATCCGTCATATATTATTCCCAATATGTTTGATGCGGAGTCTATCATGTGGGATATGAATGATAAATATTCAGAAGAGTTCGATATTGATTTCAACGATGAATTAACGACAGACCAAGATTTAGAACTTGAAGATGCGTTACAACAGACTTTGTATAAGTTCTTGAAAAAGCATAATCTACATGAACGTGCATGGACTGTGTATGAATCCAAAGAATACAAGCCAGAGGATTACGGCATTAGTCGCACAGATTATGATTATTCACAGGAGAACGATAATGGCAGAACAACAGATTAACTACTATATGTTGCCCTCATACTTGGTTATTAAACTAAGTGAATACAAATTAGATGTGATTCATTCGTTTATTGGTGGGGAATACGTATATGCTATGATAGACATCTCACATCCTTTTCATCCTGCGACATTACAGTTTACAGGATATGCGATTTCTAAAGATGATTATTGGCAAGCATACTGTAGGGGAAACCAATTATTATACATAACAGGTACACCAAAGATTGTCAATGGTAAAGCAGTATTATCTCTAAAATATCATTCTAATGAATTAATCAAAATATTGCAAACTACAGGACGCATTGGTTTGAAAAACGGCGAAAGCATTAGCTTAACTTGTGATAAAAACATTCGTTTTTCTAAGACATCGACAGGATTTGAACAGATTTTATCAAACGAAGTTGAAGTGTGCTACTTCGAGCATATTATTGAGTTTGTCAAAGATAGTACTCAAGAAATTCTAGATACATATGATGAAACCTTGAGATATAATCATAAGATTCTAAACACAAAGTATGAACTAAAGATTTAAACACGAGGACACAGATGATTAACCCAAGAAAAACCAAAGAAGAAACAATCCGTAGTCTGAATTACGAGTTGAGTACTGGTCAAGTGAATATGTTACTTAAACAACGGAATGATTTGGTTGAATTACTGTATGGTTCAACCACAGAGACAATTCAAGATTGCCATGGGTCTCAATGCGAAATTGGAGACTTTGTAGTATATAAATATTCAAATAATGAAATTGTCGCAGGTCAAGTCTTTAGTATTGACAAAGAATACATTCGTTTATTCCCAAGTATAAAAATCGAGCGGACAGACACAGGGATGAACTTTAAAAGATTAGCTTATATGCAATTAATCAATCGTTATAGCCAATTTTATAATCTACAGAAGCCATCCGCTATTTAGCCAAAGGAGGAATAATGGAAGTATATATCTTTGGAAAGAATAAACGGTGTCCATATCTGAACTATGGATTCTACTTAGATGAAGTCACGCAGCATCCACTCAACCAACTTCAATTTGATTGCCTTGCAACTGAACATAAAGTATCAAAGCAATTCTTAGAAGGATGGAA